GAAAACCTTTAGAATATACTTTAAATCCATATTTATATATTACAAGTAAATATTTTATACGTATAATTTATAATGGCAAAATCTCGTAAAAACAATATTCTTAAGTCTGTTGAAAAAACTTCAAGTAAGGTATTACCAGTAGTAGATAAAGGTCTAAAAACTGTTGGAACAACTGCTAAAGATGTAGCAAAAATTTCACTTCCTGTTGTAGAAAAAGGTGTATCCGCCGTTTATGGAACAATGGCAACTGGGTTTAATTTAGGTGTAAAAGGCGTTAAAGGAGTTAGCGGTGTTGCTAAGGGAATGACAAAGAGTAAACGCTCTAGACGTCATAAGAAAGGTGGTAAAAGTCGTAAACTTAAAACTAGACGTCATCGTCGTAGACATTAAATCACCACTACCTTAGGTTAAATATTTTCTTATCGTAATATATGTTCAATACAATAAGTAATTTTAGTAGAAAAACTGACATGTATGGTGATGTACATTTCATATCTTTTCTTGGCGCAACTTTATCAAGACTTGCTTATATGGATGACAATAAATTTTTAAACAGTTATAATCAAATTATCGGACGAGTTATTCAACCAAAAATATTACAAGGTATAAATAATGTTGATTCAAATAATTTGGGAGATTTGCTTGATGACCAAAAAATTTTTGGATTAGATAAAAGCCCAAATGATATATTTTCAAACTATGAATATCAATATAAAGGAAAAAATTTTATTGATTTTATTAAGCTTAACATGCCTCAAAATATAAATATAATAAATGGTGATATAACTGGAATTAGAAATTATCCTGTTCCAGGCCAACAACAACCCTTAGATACCGTAAAATATATTTCAATTGGTTGGTCTAATTATGGTGAGATTTATGTTGTTGCTGATAAAAGAATGCCAAACACAATTTTTTTAATTTTTAGAGGTACGTATAGTGCTAAAACTGCTGCTCTTTATAGTAAACCTACATCAGTTGTTCCATTAACGGTTTGTAAAGATTCTAAAGGAGAGTCGGAGAAATTCTTATATGGTATTTTTAAACCAACAACAGAAATGATTCATACAATTATTGAAACTATGCGCTATTTAGCAGTAGATTTTTTAGGCGCACAAAACCCTAATTCAGTTAAAATCTTTACAACAGGACATTCACTTGGTGGAGCAATGTGTTCAGATTTTGCTTATTTATGGATGGGAATTAAAAAGACGTCACCGTATAATGCTGCTCCATACAATGTTTTAGCTGATAATATTATATGTATAAGTTTAGGTGCCCCGCGTTGTATGGGAAGCTCTGTAGCTAAAAAGTTTTGTAATTTCGCATCACAAAAGAAGATATTATTTTTAAGAATAACAACAAGAGGTGATCCTGTTCCAGCTTTACCTCCAAAATTAGGTTATCAGCATCCTTGTTCAGATGATAGTAAAATGCGTATGGAAATATCAGAAGATTGTAATTCTCAACTCACTATGCGTCCAACTCCAAATGTTAATTATGATGGCGATTTAGATTGTCAAAATTATAAAACGCGAGCATATATTCCCAACGCTTTATCTCACACTATTTATCTTGATATTGTATACACAAAGGCAGTTGACATTCCAAAATTTTTTAAAGGTATTGGTATAGCTCAAGAAGTATCAAGAGGACCTGATGGAAGTACAATTTGTAGATTAGTTATGGGTCAAGCCGCAAATTTCAAAGCTATATTTTTTGATGTTAATAAAGCAAGAGAGAGACCTTCAAATATTGATGCAGTAGAAGAAAATGAATTAGAAAAAGTTGATCCAAATGCTGTTGCTCAATTAGAAGTTACAGAATCAACTCCTGTTACTGGTACCGGAGGAGGTTTGTTTTCATTATTAAAATCAAAACCTTCTATACCTACATCACCTTCTACTCAAGATACATATAAATCTGTTGTTAAAATTGGTGGTGAAGTTGCTGAAGATAGAAAAATGACAAAACAGGCTTTTGATACATTAATTCAACAAATGGTGACTTTACAAGGTAATTTATGTCCTCAAAAGGGACAAATGACAAATCCATTTAATAATCAAATTATGCCTGATTTAAGTTGTCCAAGTCTCAAGTTTGGTGGAAAAAAATATCGTCGTAAACTTAAAACTAGAAAACACAAAAAATCTAAAAGACATCATTCTCGCAGACATTAAATATTAAATTATAAATTAAATTAGCTTATAATTTAACGATATCTTCTTCTAGTACTCGATTTATTCGATTTTTTATGTCTACGAGTAAATCTTTTCTTTGAGCGTCTTCCATGGGATCTTCTTCCACCTTTCGATGAAATTGGACTATAACTAGGTATTATTGGTTGATTAAAATCTGTAAGCATAACCATTCTATATACTTAGTATATTTAAATTTCTTGTAATTCGGTTCCTTTTGTGGTTTTAATTTTTTTTAGTCTGGTATTCTTTTTATGAATTTCATCATGACAAGCCTCACACAATGTTAACAAATTAGCTAAAGTATTTTTATGGATAATTCCATCAGCGTTGTAAATAATACCATTACTATCAGCATCTTTTTGGTATTGAAGATGATGTACTTCTTTTCCAACGTTTTCTCGACATCGTTCGCACATACCAACTATTTTTTTTGAATTATATCTTGAAGTTTTGAGAGAAAGAAGACTAGCACCTTCGGGATGATATTTCATTCGAATTTCATATGCCGCATCTAAAAAGTCTTGTGGTAAATTTAGTGATTTACAAACTTCAAGACCATACATACTGTTACCAGGACCATCCTTAAGTTTACGATCGTAAACAAGTTTATCCTGTTCCTTATCATAAATAACTGACATATGTTTTAACTTAACAGTTTCCAATGATTTAATTTCATCATAGTCAATAATTTCATGTAGATGAGTTGCGAATATAAAACTGCTTCTACATTTATGTAGTTTCTGAATTCCAGCAACAAAAATACTAATGGCGCTCTGTGTTTCGGTTCCAGAGCATAGTTCGTCACCTAATATTAAACTATTTTCATCACTTAGCCGCAATATGGTGCGAAGTTCCGACATTTCAACAGCAAATGTGGATAGACCTTTGAAGATATTATCGTTACCAATTATACGCGTAAATATATATTTATATGGCATGTAATTAAACTCTGAACAAGGTACAAATAATCCTGCTTGAGCCATTATGATAGAAATACCAAGTGCTCTAATAATTGTAGTTTTACCAACAGCATTTGTACCATATAATAATATACCGTCTGTATTACCATCTCCCATATTAATATCGTTTGTTACATAAGATTCGTTCGTTTGAAATTGAAAACGTTCAATTAAACAATGTCTTAGCTTTTTAGCAGTAACAAATGATTTATCTGACCTAATAATATTAGGCTTACAATAGCTATACTTCTTAGAAATAGAAGATTTTGTATACATAACATCAATAATCGTTACAAAATTAATAATGCTTTCTAATTTTCCTTGAAATCCCTCAAAATTAGCAATAAATTTATTATAAACTAATGTAATCAAATCCTTCAATGAAACTTTTATACTTGAAATACTTTTACATAAGCCATTAATTTGCTCATCAACAATATAATTATTTGAAGCACCTTGTTTTTCATAATCAAATTGCTTCTTCGAAATTTTGAAATCGAATTTTTTATTAAATGTCGCATCATGTTTTAATGTTACGATAGTTTGTTCAGCGGGGAGAGAATCTTGTAATATTTTACATCTTCTACTAGTTGAAATCAAGCTATAATTATTTTTTTCTGTTTCGTGAATCTTAACATATTCATTTGTTTTTGATGATTTTTTTTCTTTATTCTCAATTAATGTACTTAGATATTCGGCAATAGAATTTAACTTAAGTTCAGAATCTTTAAGAGTCATTGTTTTTTTGTCTAACTCTTCATCAATACCTGGTTCTATAAAATTAATCTCGAAATTCTGTAGTTGCTCCAATTCTCTTGCGATGGATATGTTTATATTTTTATTAATAAATTGAGATAATTCATCACAATATTCTTTAATATGTAAAACATTTGGTTCGAAAACGTTCAAATATTCTATAATTTTATCATCGTTTTCTATTTTTTCATATATTTTCTTAATTGTTAAAATATTAGAGTATAAATTGTAAAATGCTTTTGGAGAAATCTTTTTAAGAAATATTTGTCGTTGCCATTTTGAAATATCTTTAATTGTTGAAAGATTTGTCTTTAAAAAAACATTATATTCTGTATATTTCGAGAGAAAATATTCTGTAATATCATATTCTCTTTGTAAATATGTCTCATCACAAACAGGGTTTAATATATTGTAAGTAAATTTCCTCTTCCCCATTGGAGTAAAACAATCATTTAACATCTGTGATACACACGAATGCTTACTAGATTTTATATTACCGTCATTTATTATATTTAATTGTTTGAGAGAGTGATTTGCTAATGAAAGTCTTGTAGAGCAATTTTCGAATACTGGTTCAGAAATATTGTTTACAAGGTGTGGGTTATGTTGATAAATAAAATCTAATAAATAACAAAATGCTTGTGTAGCAATATTATTTTCATAAAAATTTTGAGAAAACACATCATAACTATCAAACTTGTAAAATTTGGAGAGAATTTCCTTTTGATATGGTTGTTTTTCACAGTTCTTAATCCTTGTCATCTTTATTGTCTTTTCATCTGTAATATTTATTTTATGAATTAAACTACTTGAAATACCAGCATAACTAATTACATAGTCTAATTCATTTTCTCCTGGTAAATTTGAAATTAAAATAGTCTCACTAGGATTATAAATAGAAATAAAACGTTCTAACTCGTCATATGTAGTTGGGTTATTTACGTAAGTCTCTTTAAATTGAAAAATATTAGTTTTACCCGTGTAAATATCAATATTAGCAACACCTACGACAACATATTTACCTTTCATTAATATTTTGTTTTCAATCAAATCAATCCATATACATGTAGTTGAGTTTGTTAGGTTAGTTGATTCAGGATGAAAATATGTTCCTGGAGAGAAAACACCAGAAAGACTTCTAGTTGTATTTTTTGCGGCTTCATCTTGCGAATAAACTACTGCTGTAAATCCAGCATCCTGTATTTTCCTTATATATTTTTCAATTTGGATATCTTTAAACCCAGCCATCATTACATTATCTGTTCCAACACATGTATTTTTTTCAACAACATTTAATTCGCAAATTTGAGAGAAATCAACAATTTTACTTCCTGAAATTAATTCTGTTTTTTGATTGTATATACCATAAACTTCAAAAAAAGATCCTACTTGCATCAATAATAATGTATTTTCTCCATATTCATCTTGAAATTTTTTTGTTAACTCAAAATATTCTTTAATAAGTGCCATTATAATAATATAATGTTCTCTCTTTAATTTAATTTTATAATATAATTAACATTATATAAAATTAAATCATATTTATTTCTCATCTGGTTTGTGTTCAGGTACATCTGTTGTTACAAATTCAACATCTTCTCCTTCAACCATAAAATTCATTATTATTTTTTTAAAATATGAGTATATATCTTCTGATAATATACCTAATTTATAATAAAATATTTTTAAAATAATTAATAACCATGATACGTAAAATGGTAATATAGCTTTTGAATTGTGCTCTATTAATACAGCCTCTTTATCTTTTTCATCATAAATTGATATTTCTGTAAAAAAGTTATTGGTAGGGTCTTCGTATTTAACCTTGTATCCATAAACTACTTTTTTGGATTTATGTAACTTGTAAACAAATTTTTTAAATTTGTATTTTTCAATTCCTAAAAAATTTTGTAGTTTTATGATTGTACTTTGGACATTATAAGTAAATATATCTACATCAATATCACTTTTTCCTGGAAAGTAATCGTTTCTTTGTATACTTCCAAAATAATATATTTGAGTATCTAAATAATTACCTAATTTTAAAAAAAAGTTTTTTGAATAAATATCCATTTCATTTTTAGTAGTCTCCATATTAAATTATATACAGATTATATTTATAATTCCTTGTCATCTTTTGAAAAGTTATGTAATAATATTTCACTATTACTATTTGTTATTTCACCCGACAACATTGCTGATTCATATAATTTTCTTAAGACATCATTCGGAGCATTGCTACCTATTTTAATCAAATTATGATCTCTTAAGTACTCTCTTACATCGTTAATTGATTTTCGTTTTAAATCTTTTTGAGCACCTAAAATTATTTTACGCGTTCCTCTATCTTTCACTAATATAGAAACAGTTCTTTTAATTTTAGATTTCCCAAGAGTATATTTTCTTTTAATTGTTTTTTTTGTAATTTTTTTAGTAGCAATTATATCACCACCAACATTTATAGGAGCGACATTTTGTAGTGGTTGTGAGACTATATTTTCTACACTTTGGTTATTTTCAAATATAGGTTTTTGAATTAAATTTTGTGTTAGCATTATGTCGTCTTGTTTAGTAATTGTTTCTTCAATTTGTTTTTGTTTTAATTTTTCTCTCAAATTATTTAACCTATTCTCTCTTTCATTCTTTTCTTTATTTAATTCTATACCTTGAATTGTTAAAGCTGCTTGCGGATTTATAACATCATAATTGCGTTGTGTTCTTGCCCAATCCCTATATGTTGGTTTTGATCCTCCTTTTAATATACCGTAAGGAATGGAATCAGATGTTTTTGGGTGTAACTGAATTGACTCACCACCTGTCGTCATATTGTCAGTATTCACAACTATTAACGGTCTAGACATTAATTCCTCTGGTAAATCAAGATTAACATTATGCTGTACATGAGGTTCATGATAGTTTCTAACTGTTTTTCTCTCTAATTGTTCTTTTCTCTTTTGTTTTTGTCTTTCATAATTTGCTTTTTCGTCATTTACTTTCTTTTGTTTTGATAGAGTCTGTAAATAATTTATTGAATCACTAAACTCATCCGAAAATGATGATAATTCATGTTTTACTATATCATTTTTAATAGATTCTTCTGGTGGAGGAAGTTTCCTTTTATTATTTTCTAAATTCTCAGTTTCTCTCTGTTTATGTTCCTTAATTCTTTTTAAAAGCTTATTTTTTAAAACATTTGTGTG